CTTTTGAAGAAGATAAAGATGTCGAAACTCTAAACGAATCTGAAGAAGTTGAAGTTAAAGATAATTTCAAATTCACCCTAACTGAAGAACTACTCGAGGAACGATAATAAACTGAGAAAAAAAGTTTATTAAGTAATATAAATAATTATATCATTTAAGGAGATATTAAAATGGAAAGATTTGATCGTAAAGCTGCTTATGAAAAGTGGATGAACATGAAGGGTAAGCTTTCAGTTCGTGATATCCGTGACAGTGCTGTTCGTGAAACTATGTCAACCCTTCTAGAGAACCAAGAACGCATGGATTCTCGTATGCTTAATGAAGGCTCACAGACAACTTTAGACATTGGTAGTCAGAGTGGCGAAGGTGCTAAGTTCTCACCAATCGCCCTTGCTCTTGTTCGTCGTGTATTCCCAGACATCTTTGCTCACAAGGTTGTCGGCGTTCAAGCTCTAAACGGCCCTGTTGGTCTTGCTTATGCTCTACGTTATGCTTATGATGTTCCTGGCGTCCCACCTGCAACTACCTTTAACGGTGGTTCTGATGCTTATGAAGCTGGTTTCAAGGCTCTAAACGAATACTCAGGTTATACTGGTTCACGTCCTGGTTCTGCTCTAGCTACTGCTACTTCAGCTCTCTATGACGCTTCCAACGGTGCTACTTTCGGCCAATTTGGTGTTGGTGCTACTACTTCCGCTGCTGAGCTTTGGAAGGTTGGTACTACTATGCCAAACATGAAGCTCTTCCTAGATAAGGTTGCTATTGAAGCTAAGTCCCGTAAGCTTGGCGCTGCTTTCTCACTCGAATCTGCTCAGGATCTAAAGTCCATGCAAGGTATCGAAATTGAGCGCGAAATGCTTAATATCCTAAATTACGAAGTAGCTGCTGAACTTGACCGTGAAATTCTTGGTCGTATGATGCAAGCATCTATTAACGTATCACTTGGTGGCGAGGCCCCGACCGTATTCGCTACTAGTGCCTCAGATGGCCGTTGGTCACAAGAAAAGTTCAGCAACCTTGTAAACGTAATCGTTAAGAAAGCTAACGATATCGCAACTGCGACATATAGGGGCAGTGCGAATTTCGTGATTGTCAGCCCAAGAGTAGCTACCGCGCTTCAAGCTGCTGGTCCACAATTCACCACCAACAGTTCTGAAGTTAACGCTTCAACTACTCTTGCTGAAGTTGGTAAGATTAATGGTACCATTACTGTATATCGTGACGCTTATGCAGCTCTTGATTACGCACTACTTGGTTACAAAGGCCCATCGACTAACGACACAGGCCTGATTTATTCTCCCTATATTTCAAATCTATTCAATCGTGCTGTTCGTCCAGACGACTTCGGTGTAAACGTAGGTGTTATGAGCCGTTACGCTATCACTGATTCACTTCTTGGCTCAGGTCGTTACTATCGTACAATTATCGTAACTGGACTTGCTCAAGCTCTTGGCGCATAATAGTTAGATAATAATATTGTTCAAATTAGACCTTCTCTTCGGAGAGGGTCTTTTTTTATTTCCAGAAAACTATACAAATTAAAACCCAAAGTAAATTTACACACCATATAATTAAAATGGTATAATATGCTTGTGTAAAGAAGCACGCATTATAAAAAGGAAATATATGAATAAAAAGATTTGTACACGTTGCAACCAAGAATTGGATATTAAAATGTTCAAGCCAGACCCTAAATGTGTTGATGGTTGTGTTGCTGTTTGTTTGGAATGTACAGCGAAAAAGAAAAAAGAACAACAAGAAGAAATTGCCAAAGCTAAAATTGAATATGCTTATCTTGATACTAAGTTACGAGAATGTAAAGAGTGTGAAGAGGTTAAACCATTATCAGAATATGCGTTTAGTCTTGATAATATAGACTTTCATGTTCGTGTTTGTAAAGTTTGTAGTGCTAAGAAAAAGAGAGCCTATAAAGATATTAAAATTGTTAGAACTGAAAAATATTGTCCAAGGTGTAAGACGATTAAACCAATTGATAGTTTTGATATTGCTCCAGATAAAAAGGATAGTCACCATGATTTGTGTTCTATTTGTAGGAATGAATATCTAAAAGAGAGAACTTCAAATATAAGAAAAATAGAAAAACCAATCGTGGATATGAAGTTGTGTAATAAGTGTGGATGTGAAAAGTCATCTAAAGAATTTGGTATAGATAATAGCCATTTAGATGGACTTACAACATATTGTTTAGAATGTACAAGAGATATTAAGAAAAAATACAAATAATAAATGTAATGATTGTTGTAATTAGAACGTATAGTAAGAAGAATAAAAAAGGAAATATATGAATAAGAAAGTTTGTAGTCGTTGTAAAAGAGAATTACCGCTCGCCATATTTAGAGCTGATCCAAAATGTGAAGATGGGTATGTTGCTATATGTAATGAATGTATTTCTTCTCGTAGAAAAGGACAACAAGAAGAAATTGCTAAGGCCAAGATTGAGTATGCTTATCTTGATACAAAATTGCGTGAATGTAAAGAGTGTGGAGAAGTCAAGCCTTTATCAGAATATGCTTTTAATATTCATAATGAAGATTATCATGTTCGTGTTTGTAAAGTGTGTAATTCTAAAAAAAGAAGAGAGTATAAAGCTGATAAGATTATACGTGTTGAGAAATATTGTCCAAGATGTAAAACAATTAAACCAATTACTTCTTTTGATGTTGTAGCAGATAAAAAGGACGGTCATCATGATTTTTGTTCTTTGTGTAGGAATGAGTATATAAAGAGTAGAACCTTAATAGTTAGAAATTCAGAAAAGACAAAATTAAACACTAAAGTTTGTAACAAGTGTGGATGCGAAAAACCAACAAATGAATTTGGTATTAATAATAATCTACCAGATGGTATGTCGAGATATTGTTTAGAATGTACTCGTGTGATTAGATTAGAATATTCCAAAAAATCAGAATTAAATCGCACTCCAGAACAAAAATTAAAGAGAAGAGTTGCGCGAAGTGTTAGAAATGCCTTTAATGTATTAGAAGTTAGGAAGACTAAAACAAGAGCACAATTAGGAATAGATATGGAATTTATTTTTGAAGGCGTTGGTCCTCAGCCTAATGAAGATTATGAATTAGACCATATTATTCCTATTGTTCTTTTTGATTATAATATTGATTCTCATGTAGCATTATCTTTTCATCCTAACAATTTGAGATGGATTCCTTGGCAAGAGAATTTAGAAAAATCAGATACTATAATTTGGTCTTTGATAGATGGTGATAGTGTATTAGAAGATATCGCAAAAGAATTAGGTATTTCAAAAGAAGATAATGGTAAGAGAGCAAGAGATATCAAAAGGGATCGTGGTCAAAATGTTAATATGGAGGTGTTTGAAGACGATTTATCTGATTTCGATGAGGAGGATGGAGAATAGATAAAATAAACGATACTTAGAAGACTTACTAATGTATTTGGTAAGTCTTTTTATTATCTAAATACAAATATGGACTCTTACAGTAATTTTCCACAACTTCCATCTACGCAATTTTTTAACCATTTGAATCCTAACTATAACAATGAATCTATGTTATATGAGTTTTTGAACATGGAGCAAAAGAACTTGCATGGATCTTGTTTAGAGTATTACATTATATCTTATGACACTAATTATGACAGATTATTTGGAGAGGATAATAATAGGAGATTTGTAAGACATTTTCCTTTTATGGGAGAGTTAGTATTACCTAAAGAGACTAAGCAATTTACAACTATGGGTATTGGTTGGACTGATATTTTCCATATTTACGTTTCAAAGTTACATTATAGTTACGCATCTACCTTGAATGAGAATAAGGTATCAGCATATAGTGAATATATTCCAAGAGAGGGAGATATATTAAACACTAAGTATAACAATGTGTATTACGAGATTATAAGTGTAAAGAGTGAGGAGCAACAATTTTTACAGAGGAAGCATAGTTGGGATATTATAGTTAGAGTAATAAGAGACAAGAGCTTTAGTTATAGTCCTGACACAAGTGCTACTATGGTAGATATTAGTAAGTATAATGATAAGAGTGACTTGTTTAATATTGGTAAGTTTATAAAAGAGACTGAGGAAGATGTTTCAAACGCTACTAAGATTGAATACGAACCTAAGAATTTAGAATGTGATGTAAACGATCCTTTCAATGATTGGACAAGGAGTTAAGAATGCGTTTTTCAGAATACACACAATTGCTTTTAGAGGCAGAAGGAAAGGACTTTAAGTTTGGATTAGTCTCCTTATTCAAAAAGTCTAAGATGCCCACTATAGAGGACTTAGAAGCCTTTGCTGAGGAAAATGGAACTAATCTTAAAGAAGTAGAATATACAATTTTTGAATTTCTACACAACTTGCTTTATAAGAAATACAAGCCATTTAAGTATGACCATGAAGAATATAAAATGGGTGTAGAGGATGAGAAGGAGCACACTAAGGATGAAGAGATTGCTAAGAGTATTGCTTTAGATCATCTCAGACTTGACCCTAACTATTATACTAAGATTAAGAAGGCTGGATTATAATGTTTAGTGAATTAATTATAAAGGATTTAAGTTTAGAAAGGAAGAAGTTTGCCGTTCAATTGATGAAAGATTTTGTATATGAGAGTAAAGAGTATAAGATTACAATACGTGCTGGATTTATATACGACATGGCAAGTATTCCTCTAATCTTTCAAAATATCATATCTAAAGTTGGTCCTTACGATTTTGCAGCAACAGTTCACGATTGGTTATATTCTGCTCAAGCTTTAGAGAAGGGTGAATGTGATAGGATATTTAGAGAAGCCATGAAAGAAAGTGGTGTATGGTTTTTACAAAGATGGACAATGTGGGCTGCTGTTAGATTATTTTCATTCTTTATATATCGTGCTTGTAGAGAAGATGCTGCTATGTATAAAAGAATTGGTGTGGTGGAGAAGAAATAATGCAATGGTATGAATGGGATAAGTTTAAGACTGATTATTTTACAAAATGTTCAGAAAATTATTCGGGCGAAAGACTGTTGTTTCAAGTAGTCACGGAAGAAGAACATAACAAGTTTGCGATTCCCTCTACTTATTATCCTATTTCGATTAACAAGGATATGGTATTTGGAGAAGGTAATAATAAAGTAGTTACAAGAAAGTTTGATTTTATGTTAAAGACTGAAAACGGAGAACTACCATATGAAGGGAGACAAGCATCTACAATGGGTGTTCTTTCTCCAGATCTTTTTCATGGGCATATATCTATAAGAAACTTCGACTTCGTTTCTACATTTGATAGTTTTGGTACTAGTGCTGTATATCCTTCTTATGTTCCTCTTATTGGAGATTTGATCTATTTGAAATATAATGGAAAGTTTTATAGAGTGTTGATGGTTAAACTCGAGACTGAAATGTTCTTATCTTCAAAACATACTTATACTTTAGTTTTAGAAATGGCAAAGGATCTAAACTATACTATGAGCAATGAAATAATAGCCTCTGGGGATGTTATAAATTCTATGTCTTCTGGAACTACTTCTAAAGATATGTTTGCTGTTAATGATTATGTAGAAGGTGTTAAGAAAGATATTGTATATGAGCCTAAACCAGATGAATGTGATGTTAACGATCCTTTCAATGATTGGACAAAATAAAAAAAGACCTAGAATTAACTAGGTCTTTTTATTACATTCTATACAATCTACACCACTTTTCAAATCTTTCTTTATTCATATCTATTGAATATTCTACATCTATACTAACATTTCTTCTATCATTAGATCCGTGAGTAAGGTGACTATTATCTTTTAATTCTATAGTTAGTTGGTTTTTAGAAAGTAGGAAGGTGTGTAACTTATAACTATCTTCAAAATAGATATCGAAAATATAGAAGTCTACGTTATGATTAGGTCTTAGTTGTAGGAATCTTCCATGTTTATTTTCATTTCTAACAATACTATATTTATATTCTACATTACCATATTTCTCACAATTGAAGTCACCTATTCTAGATCTCTTTCTATTTTTAGTTCCTTCAAGTTGTTTACAAATAAGGTCTTCCGGATATTTAGAGAACATTTGTTGAGAATAAAGATTAGATACTTTGAACAATTCTAATCTATCATCAAAGAGATTTAGATATTGTTTTAGATTTAATACTTCTTCATTTTCTATTTTTCGTTTTAATGATAGTTCTAATAATTTTTCTTTCATATTACCTTTCAAATTCAATTTTAGACACTTTAGTTTTATCAATTCTTTCTTTAGCCATATTGAAATAGTTTGGATCTAATTCAATACCTATAAAGTTTCTTTTTAATAACTTAGAGCTTACTCCAGTAGTTCCCGACCCCATACAACAATCTAGCACTGTATCATTTTCATTAGAGTATGTTTTGATTATTAGTTCTGTCAATCTTTCTGGTTTTTGAGTTGGGTGTCCTCCTTCAATTCTATTATTTTGAATTTTTAGAACAGATCTTTGTCTTCTTGTTCCTTCATTAAATAGTTCGGATTCTTTTTGAGTTCCGTAGTTTGTGGAGGTTCCTGGTTTCCTTTTAATATGGTATGGATCTCCTATTGACAATTGTTCATTATATGTATTGAACTTTTTATAGAATATTAGAATATGTTCATGCGCTCTTAAAGGTTGCTTATTTACATTCAATTGTCCTGAAGCGAGTGGTTTCTCCCAAATTAAATCATATTTGTAGTCTTTAAGATTTGAGACTACTAATTGTGAAGTGAATGGTTGGGTAGCAGTTAGAACGATTATGCCAGTTTCTTTTAATACGTGATAGAAGCTTTTCCACATATCATCAAGAGGAATAATAACATCCCATTTGTTTTGAGTAGTTCCGTAAGGCAAATCTACAAAAATTAAGTCTACAATATTTTTAGGAAGCTTATTCATTTCAGACAAAGCTTCTCCGTTAATTAATGTTATGTTACTCAAATAAAATTATCCTTTCCTTTTATACTCTATTATACCATTTTTAATTTGGGGATGCTACTTTTTAATATAAATACTAATATGGAAATTTTCTACTACCCAAGAGTAATGAGGCGTATAACAATATCTTTACTTGATATGTTTAACTCTATACAAGTTTACAATTATACTTCAGCATCTTCTGTTACACCAGCTAAGATAATTGATGTTCCTTTGAAGTTCGGTCCTAGTGAGAAATACCATCTATTTAACATTCAAAGAGAGAGTGGAAAGAATTATTACGCTAAACTTCCTTCTTTACTATTAACCTTAGATTCTATGAGTTATAATTCTGATAGGGCTACAAGTGTTAATGAGGTTAGAGAGATATATGATGATACAATAGATATTAGTTATGTAGACCAATTTTGGAGTGATGTTCAACCAACTCCATACGATTACAAATATACTTTAGAAGTTAGAACTGAATCTATGGACCATCTTTCACAAATTTTAGAGAATATTGTTCCTTACTTTAACCCTACTAATCACTTGAGAATTAAAGAGTTTGACTTTCTTAATCTTGAAAGAAATTTGAGAGTAGAGTTACAAGGCGTTTCTATAGATTATCCTAAAGAGATGGGAGAAGAAGATAGTAGGTATATGAATGCTAGTATTGATTTACTTGTTCATGGTTATGTATATCGTCCTATTTCTTATAGCTCAGTAATTAAGTACATTAAGAAAGATTACTTCTACGATAATATTAACACTGAGTCTTTCTCAACATCTGGAATGAGTGATTTTGAGACACCTCCTTCCGATTATAATTATGTAGAGAGTGTTGAAGATGTATAACAATTATACAAAATACGAATCTACAGAAATAGAAAATGTTACAAGTGCTACTCCAGAAGAAATAAAGGTTTATAAAAATTATACTAAGTATTCTGAAGAAATAAATTTAGATGCTTTATTAACCGAGTATCAAATATGGGATGGTGGAACAGAAATAATAGATGTTAAAAAATATGTCTTTTATAAACCACAACCAGTAGCAGATATAAGAAGGGGTAAGTATGAATATCCTGATGGTGGAACTGAAGAGATAAATATTAATGAATATGTCTTTATAGACGGAACCTATGCGGATAACAACTTATGAAAATACTTGTAAAATTATATCAATCCATTTCACAAAGTAGAGTAGTAGATACTTTAATCAGTCGCATGGTAGGCTGGTCTGTAGAAACTCAATCTCTTGTATATAAAGAAGAGGATGGGACTTATTTTGGTATTGCTAAATCTATCCCATCTTTAGAAGGTAATGGATTATATCATAGTGTTGTTATTCCCAATCATACTTTTGTTAAGAATGATTTGATAAGAATGACATCTGTTGGGACATATACTTCAGCTATTTCAAACTCATCACACTCTTTAGACTCTACACATTTTATATTTGGTGTAGAAGGAGATAAAGTTTTTGTAGCTAATACTGGTAGTTGGATGGTGACAGGAATTTCAAATGGTGATGTATATCTTTCTGACACCATTCCGAATAAGATTACTAATACTATTTCTAAACAAAAGATCGGAACATATGATGGTAATAGGTTAAATCTAAATTTCTTCCAAACACAAAGCATAGAAGAAAGTAGTGTTATTCCTGGAACATATGGAAGTAGTTCAAAGATTCCTACATTTACAGTTGACTCTAAAGGTTTGATACAATTTGCTGGAGAGACTGATATTGTAGTTGCTGGTACTGGGACTGTTACAAGTGTAGGAGTTTCATCTACTACTTTTAATGTAACAAATAGTCCTATAACTTCTTCTGGAACTATATTACTTGAACTGCCTGAAATTAACGTATCGGGTATTTATACAAAGGTAAGTACTGATAGCCAAGGCCGTATTGTTTCTGGAGGATTTTTAACATCGGCAGACATTCCTTCTCTACCATATTTAACCACATTGCCAACTATTTTATGGACTGATATTACAGGAGTTCCTACAGCATCTTCATCTACATCAGGCGTATTAACAAGTGTAGATTGGAATACTTTTAATAATAAGCAAAATCTATTAAATTCTTCTTCAAATATTATAGTTCAAACTATTTCTGGTACACATATTGGAAATACTTCAGGAACATCTACCACATCTTTATCAGCAGCACAATCAGATAAATTAAAGACTGGTAGAACAATATCCGTGACTGGTGATATTAGTTATACTTCTCCTACCTTTGATGGAAGTTCTAATATTACTGCTGCAGCAACATTAGCAAATACAGGAACAGCAGGCACTTATACAAAAGTAACAACTGATTCTAAAGGTCGTGTAACTGCTGGAGCAAATATTACTTCTGCTGATATTCCTGCTTTACCATATCTCTCTACAATTCCAAACACCACAGTAGTTCCTGGTACATATGGTAGTTCTACACAAATCCCATCTATCATTATTGGACAAGATGGTAGAGTTACAAGTGCTACAACTCTTTCTATTATTCCTTCTACTTCCGGAACTGTTACAAGTGTAGGAGTTTCATCTACTACTATTAACGTAACTAATAGTCCTATAACTTCTTCAGGAACTATAGCAATAAATCTTTCTTCTGGAATTGTAACGCCTGGAGCATATGCTAAAACTGTTGTAGATACCTATGGAAGAACTACATCTGGTGGAGTATTAGTTTCGACAGATATTCCTAATCTTGATATGTCTAAAGTTACAACTGGTAATTTAGATTGGTCGAGAATTGTAAATGAGCCAACTACACTTTCAGGATATGGTATTACTTCTGCTGATACTTTATTCAATTCAAAATATAGTTCTATTGGTCATAATCACGAAGGACTTTATCTCACATCTACATCCGCATTAAATCCATTTAACATAACACAAGATACAAACTATAGATTTGTTACTGATGTTGAAAAGTCTACTTGGAATGGAAAACAAGATGCTTTAACTTCTTCATCTAATATTATTGTCCAAACTATTTCGGGAACACATATTGGAAATACTTCTGGTACTTCTACTGCTTCAACATCTGCCCTTCAAGCTGATACATTAAAGACTGGGAGAACTATTTCAATAACAGGTGATATTAGTTATACCTCACCTTCTTTCAATGGCTCTACAAATATCACAGCTGCTGCCACATTAGCAAATACAGGAACTGCTGGTACTTATACAAAGGTGACTACTGATTCTAAGGGTCGTGTGACTGCTGGAACTAATATAACTTCCGCTGATATTCCTGCTTTACCTTATCTTTCAACACTACCTACAGCATCTTCGTCTACATCAGGTGTATTAACGAGTATAGATTGGAACACTTTCAACAATAAACAAGCTCAACTAACAAGTGCTTCTAATATTGTTGTAGGAAATCTATCAGCAACAAATATAACCGGAATTGTTTCATCAGCCACATATGCTTCTACAATTCCAAATACTACTGTTACACCAGGTTCTTACGGTAGCTCTACACAAATTCCAACATTTACAGTAGCTGCTGATGGTCGATTGACTTTAGCAGGCCAAACTGCGATTTCTATATCTGGAGCAAGTGGTGGAACTGTTACAAGTGTAGCTACATCTTCAAGTACATTAACTATTGTAGGTTCACCAATTACCACATCCGGAACTATTGGTGTTAATCTTTCTTCTGGAATTGTGACACCTGGTGCTTATGCTAAAACTGTTGTAGATACTTATGGAAGAACTACATCTGGTGGTCCTTTAACTTCTGCTGATATTCCAAATATTGACATGAGCAAGGTAACAACTGGTAATTTAGATTGGTCAAGAATTGTAAACGAACCAACCACATTAATTGGATACGGTGTTACTTCTGCTGATACTTTATTCAATACAAAATACAGCTTACTAACACATAATCACGAAGGTCTTTATTTAACATCCACTTCCGCATTAAATCCAACAAACGTATCACAAACAAGTTCTTATAGGTTTGTCACCGATACTGAGAAAATTGCTTGGAATGGAAAACAAGATGTGCTATCTGGTACTTCCAACATTATTGTTCAAACTATTTCCGGAACACATATTGGAAATACATCAGGCACATCTACCACATCTCTATCAGCAGCCCAAGCAGATATTCTAAAGACTGGCCGCACAATATCTATAACTGGTGATATTAGTTATACTTCACCTTCTTTCAATGGTTCTACAAATATCACAGCAGCTTCTACTTTGGCGTCTGTTGGGACTGCTGGAACTTATACAAAGGTGACTACTGATTCTAAGGGTCGTGTGACTGTTGGAACTAATATAACTTCTGCTGATATTCCTGCTCTACCTTATCTTTCTACAATACCTAATACTTCTGTGACACCTGGTACTTATGGTAGTTCTACACAAATTCCATCTTTCACAGTAGCTGCTGATGGTCGTTTAACTTTGGCTGGTCAAACTCCAATATCAGTATCTGGAGCAAGTGGTGGTACTGTGACAAGTGTTGGAACTTCATCTACAACATTAACAATTACAAATAGTCCAATTACCACATCCGGAACTATTGTTATTAATCTTTCATCCGGTATAGCTACTCCTGGAACTTATACCAAAACAGTTGTAGATACTTATGGAAGAACAACATCTGGTGGGACATTAGTAGCTGCTGATATTCCAAATCTAGATATGTCTAAAGTTACAACTGGTAATCTAGATTGGTCAAGGATTGTAAATGATCCAACTACATTAACTGGTTATGGTATTACTTCTGCTGATACTCTTTTCGATTCTAAGTATTTGGGTAAACTTGAAACTGCTTCTACAGCAACTTCAGCACTACAATCAGACACATTAAAGACTGGGAGAACTATTTCAATAACAGGTGATATTAGTTATACATCACCTTCTTTCAACGGTTCCTCTAATATTACTGCTGCAGCAACATTAGTAAATACAGGAACTGCCGGAACTTATACAAAGGTAACTACTGATTCAAAAGGCCGCGTAACTGCTGGTTCTTCTTTGACATCCGCTGACGTTCCTGCGTTGCCTTATCTTTCTACAATACCTAATACTGCTGTGACTCCTGGAACATATGGTAGCTCTACACAAATACCTACTATTGTTATTGGTGCAGACGGAAGAATAACAAACGCATCAACTTCAACAATATTACAATCTACATCTGGTACAGTTACAAGTGTTGGTGTATCTTCTACAACATTAACGATTACAAATAGTCCTATAACTTCTTCAGGAACTATTGTAGCAAATCTTTCATCCGGTATAGCTACTCCTGGAACTTATACCAAAACAGTTGTAGATACTTATGGAAGAACTACGTCTGGTGGAATTTTAGTTGCTTCTGACATCCCTAATCTTGACATGAGTAAGGTGACAACTGGTAATCTAGATTGGTCGAGAATTGTAAACGAACCAACTACACTAACTGGTTATGGTATTACTTCTGCCGATACTCTTTTCGATTCTAAGTATAGCAATATATCTCACAATCACGAAGGTCTTTATCTCACTTCTACATCAGCATTAAATCCAGCAAACGTATCACAAACAAGTTCTTATAGATTTGTCACCGATACTGAGAAAACTACTTGGAATGGAAAGCAAGATGTTCTAAATTCTTCTTCAAATATAGTAGTTAATACAATATCAGCAACATCTTTTGTAGGAAATTCTTCAAGCTCTACATCAGCACTACAAGCGGATAAATTAAAGACTGGTAGAACTATTTCAATAACTGGTGATATTAGTTATACATCTCCTGCTTTTGATGGTTCTTCTAATATCACAGCCACTTCTACACTATCTAATGTTGGTACTGCTGGAACTTATACAAAGGTAACAACTGATTCTAAAGGTCGTGTAACTGTTGGTTCTAATCTTACTTCTGCTGATATTCCAGAACTCCCATATATTTCAACTCTACCAACAGCATCATCTTCAACATCGGGCGTATTAACTTCTGTAGATTGGAATACCTTTAATAACAAGCAAGCTCAACTAACAAGTGCTTCTGATATTATTGTTGGTAATATTTCCGGAACATTTATAGGAAATTCTTCTACAACTACAAAATTACAAACTCCAAGAAATATATCATTGACAGGTTCTTTATCATCTACTCCTATAAATTTTGATGGAAGTAGTGATATAAACATAAACACGATTATAAACAATAGTGGTGTTAATCCTGGTACTTATGGTAGTTCTACACAAATTCCTTCTATTGTTATTGGGCAAGATGGTAGGATTACGAGTGCTACTACAATAACATTATCTGGTGGGCCGGGAGGAAGTTTAAGTGGTACTGCTGGAGGGGATCTTTCAGGAACATATCCAAATCCAATTGTTACTCATGTTACAGCTTTCTCAAAAACATTAACATATACTGATGGGTTGTTAACAAATATAACAGACCCATTAGGAACAAAAACATTGACCTATACTGACGGTGTTTTGACAAGTGTTACAGGAACAGGAATATATCAATCTAAAACTTTAGTATATTCTTCTGGCATTCTAACTAATATAAATATTTCATAATAAGGTAATATAAAATGGCTACAGTTTCTACACCATATGCTTCAGGAACAATAACATCAATAGCAGGTACTACAGTTAATATATCTGGTGGTGCTGTTGCTGGTTGGGTAGGAAGATGTATTAGAATTAGGTCAGGTGTTGCTAAAGGTCAAATTAGAAAAATAGCAACCTTTGTATCAGCCACACAAATAACTGTAGATTACGCTTGGTCTATTTCTCCTTTCGTAGGATTTACAGAAGTAGAGCCGGTGAATGGTGATGGGTTTGTAATCTCTCACTTTATATCTGATTTTGCTGATGGTACTACTGTAATTACTGCCCCGGGCAATACATCATTTAGATTTGTAGGGGCTTCTTCATTTTCTAACGGTGTTTTTATATATGCGGCAAATGCAAGAGTAGATTTAACAAGTTCAAGTATAACAGGTAACCAAGCATTAGAAACAAATCGTGTGTGTTGGAGATTTGGTGACGTAGATGCTTTAGGTAACGTGTTTAATGGATGTAGTTTATTAGATACCGCAACCGCACCTTCTGGATTTGGTACTGGTACATCTTCAGCATTCGATCCTGATTTCCATTTCTATGCCGGAACTATTCGATGTACTGGTGCAGGTCCATTTTGGCGTTTCCACTCTGATGCTGCTGTAATTGTTAGAATTATTGGTAGTTATGTAGATGGTAATTTGGGTGGTAGAATGATGGGGTCTAACTCGATATTCAAAGATTGGGTTGTATATAATATGGCATCAGCATCTGGACCATTTAACCCTAAAGCTCCTTTTGGCTTGATTACTAATATCAAAGTTTCAAAATCTTTACAAGCACTTTATCAATATTGGCCGGATTCTTTAACTGTAGAAGCTGAAGGCATAAAGCCAGATACTACAACTTCTAAACTTGTAAGATTTGCTAATAGCGCAACATCTGGACAAATGCTAACTGTTAAAGACCTTAATATCCCTGTTATATCATCAATGTCATTATTGTATTCTAATTCGAGTGGTTCTTATTCTAACACATTTAGAATCTCACAATATCTCAATTCATCATATGTTAATGTTGCTGGTAGTAATATTACTGAGACAAGTAGATTTGTTATTAAGGATATTACTGCTGCTACTGTTTATAATAACACTACTACTTCCGGCTCTATACCAAAACAAACACTAAGGTATAGGGATATGACAATTCTTAATACTGGTGATTACACTTGGGCTTCTGCGGGTGGTACTACATTTGCTCCTTACACAATTAGCACTATAGCATATAATTACACTCCAGCTATTTCAAATCTTCCTCTACAAACATCACAAACAGTTTCTTTGATTGGATTTGCTGATACTTCTATTTCACAAACTAACAAAGCTACAGTAGACGCTTATAGTGTTATTTCAAATCTTGACCAATTATATGACCGTGCTAAGTCTTGGTC